CCGACTACTGGTTCAAAAGTAGCTGGATCTAGAACAACACCAGAGCTCATTAGAGGAATATATGGGCAATAGAACGCTGCAGCATCTGCCTCGCTTGAACCCTTATAACCAACTAGAACTGATTGTATATCACTTGCATATGAGTCAACATAGATACGCATTGCGCCATTCAATGTACCAACGAACTTGGTATTTGTTGGAGCTTCAAATGTACCTTCTGTTGTACGTGCAAATGCACTTGTAGTAGCTGACTGAAGAACAGTCAATGCTGCTGGACTTACAACTGCCCAGTTACCAGCGCCACGACGTGTACGTGATGCGATTAGGTTTGCTGTACGATTGATTAGAACAGCTAAAGCAGCATGTTCGTCACCAACGAATGTAGCAGTACCGCTAACAGCAGCTTGGTCGAATGTGAATTCGGTAGCAGCTAATGAGCGTAATGAACCTAGGATTTCTTGGTCTATCTCAACAGTGATCTCTTGTGCTAATGCAGCCATGATCTCTGCTTCGATATCCAAACCATGCATTGCTTGTGCGTCTTGCGCAGCTTCGAAAGTCCAGCGAGCTGATAACTTACGAGTCTTAGCTTCGACCACTTGCTTTAAGATTTGAACATTGATACGGTTACCTGGTACACCTTCTAGTGTAGAAGTTGTAGAAGCTTTACCGGTTGTAGCTGTACCGCCTGGTGTTAAACCAGAATAAGCAACAGCAATCTTAAATGGGCTTAGTGCTTCGTCACCAGCTGTAGTACCGGTACCATATTGTGCGGTATTATCAGTGGTGTTGTCTGCATAACGAACACGTAATGTGTGGATCTGTGCAACAGGTCCAGTCATTGGCTGAACACCAACGATTTCGTTTGCAATAACTGTTGGCATTACACGTCGTATAACTGGTAGAATTACACGATTTAGTGTTGCAACGTTTGAAGCAGCGGTTGCACCTGCAGTTGCAGATTCAGCCAAGTGCTTGCGAGTGTTTTCAAGAATAACACCCATTGTGGTTCTCTTCGAACCATTTAGGCCTTCTAACAGGGCTTCTTTTGTTTCGCCCCAACGGCTTTCTAGTAGTGCTTGTGACATAATTTTCCTTTTTCTCCTATTTAGGGTTTTTTATAGCCCTGCTAAACGTTTTAGCTCAACTACATTATTAATGCTTTCTGAACTTTCTACATTATTTTTAGCAGATTTATCTCCAGTTACTTCAACACGACCTTCTGCTAACATTGCCTTAGGCTTTGCTGCAGGGTTAGCTGTGTTATTTAAAACAGCCGGAAGATACTTGTCAAATGCAGACTGCAACTTTGCAGTTTGCACACTTTCAAGAAGTTCGCTCATTACTGAAGCTTTCTCCTTGTTTAAAGATCCCAACAGATTAGCCATTGTTTCACGACGTTCTGCAGATTCTTTAATGATTCTAATTTCTTTGTCTTTGGACTCAGCAATTATTGCTTTTTGTTCAGCTACTTGATTGGCTTCTTGCAAAGCTTTTTCTTTCGCAGCAACAACAGCCTGTAGCTTACGGATTTCTTTGTTCTCATTTAAGTGAGTAACAGCAAATTCGCTTGCAAAGGCTTCAAAGAGTTGACGACCAAACATGTTCTCACGAGCAATTTGGATATCTTCTTTGAGTTGAGTCATTTCTGACTCTAGCTTTTGTGTAACTGATTCACGAACTAATTCAGCTGAACGAGCAACAAATTGCTGTTGCAGTTCACCAAGCTTTTGTTTAGCACCAGCAATTAGACGAACCTTTGTCTCAACTACTGCTTGCTTGTCTTGCTCAAACTCTTGGATTTCTTCAGCTAATGCTTTGATAACAAATTTTTCTAAACGGCTTACGCTGTTTTCGTATACTTTGCGATCTTCACGTAGTTCTTTGATTTCATCGGCTAGTTTGCTAACCATGAAATTGTTGAACTTGGCACTGCTTTCAGTCATATGATGTTTAAATTTCACACGATCTTCGGCAAGCTTTTGTTTCTCTGCAGCAAACTCTTCGAGTTCGCCTTGGAGACTTTCAGTTACCATCTTGTCTAGAGCCTCAACCATTACTTGTTTGTCATGCTGGTAGCGTTGTGCAAATTCTTCACGAAGTTCAGCACGAGCAACTTCTTTAGCTTCAACCAACTTGGTTTCCCATGCTTCGTTGATAGCTTGCTGTGTGTCTTCATTAATGATGCCACTATCCAACAATGGTTTCAATGCATCTAGTGTCATTACGACTCTCCTATTTTAACTTTAAGTCATTGATAAGGCGTGTTATGCCTTCTTTCAGGTACTTCTGTACTCTTTGATCTTGTGTAGCATCACGAGCTACATCTAACACTCGGTGACCATGGCGCATATTCATAAGTCCTTCGTAAATCGCTTTTGGATATGCATGCGGTGCACTGGGTTGGGCTACAATGTCAACGGTAATAATATCAAAACCACTAACATGTCCTGTACTTTCATTTACTTCTCCGCTTCCACGGCTACTAACACCCAACTTAACACCTGAGGTAATCATAGCTTCAACTAGCTTACCCATTGGAGTTGGTAGAATCTTTAGTTTACCGTGACCGCATGGACCGTCCATCCACATACCTTCAATCATATGTGATACACGATCTAAATTAATTTTTAAATCATCAGGGTGATCAACTTCGCCAAGGACGCTATGGCCCTCTTTGATTTGTTCGTTGATTTGAGTAACAGCTTTTGTTATTTCAGAAATGGGATAAACACGTTGGTTAGCGTTTTTGACGCCTCCCTCAATGAATATCCCTTTCATGTAAAGATTCTTACCTTGACCAGTTGTGGAATCCTCAGTAAGGACTTCCATCTGAGCACGGTCAAAAGTAAGATTCTCTTTTAGGTACAAAGCCATATTATTGCCCTAACTTAGTTGCCACCAGATTCGATGCTGCTCTTATTGATGCCGCTTTCTTCACCTGATTTTGCTTTAGGTTTGTTGCTAAAAGCGTTACCTGCTTTAGCACCTGGTTTGTTTTCCCAGTTGTTAGCATCTTTAACATCTTTTACAGTACCTTTTTTAGGAGCACTTGTGCCGTCTGGTGCACTGTTACTGCCACCTTTGGCGATGTTTTGTGATGTGCCGCCCATATCGTTTTTACCTGCTAGTGGGTTGTTAGTGTTACCAGATGCTTTATCGCCACCTGCACCAGTACCTACCGGAGCGAACTCTGTGTTGCTTGGTGAGCTGATTTTTTCTACGTATTCACGCATAATATCAACTGCACTCATGCTACGACGACTTTCAGTCATTTCTTCTTCGTCTAACTCTGCTTCAAACATTTCTTTTTCGTCTGACTCTTCGTCGCCGAACATTTCTTCTTCGTCTTCGTCGCCTTCGTCGTCCATAGATTCTTCATCATCCATGCCATCTTCTGCGTTTACGATTTGTTCAAATTCGGCTCTTAGTGCTTCTAATTCATCTTCTAATTTCATAACCTTAGATTCTAAATCTTCTTCATCGCCTTCGTCGCTCATGCTGTCCATGTCATCCATGCTGTCCATGTCGTCCATGTCGTCCATGTCCATTTCGTCACCTTCGCCGATGCCGTCAGTTTCGTCCATTGTGATCTCGTCTACTAGACCACTAACTTGATCGCCGCCGATGCCTTCTTCGGTGTACTCTTCGTCCATCAGTGACTCATAAATGTCACGTGACTTTTCTACTACAATTTCGTGAAACAACGCACGAGCTTTACCTTCCTCGTCGTTGATAATGTGTTCAATTAGCTGTTCATATTTGTTCATTAGGAACTCCTTTAAATAATATGGCTTGTAACATATTTACAAAACTACGCATATTTCAGCGTTAAATGGGTGTTTTTTGAAGGATTTTGAAAAATTACATACCGGCCGGTGCTGCTGCAGGCGGTTTGTATTGTTTTGAAATGGAATCCAATTTGGTTTCGTGCTCTACTTTACGTACATCATTGGCCATACGTAAACGGTTTAAATCTGCCAAAGTCAGCCTAGTTTTACGAAGATCGCTCAATTTCATAGGAGTTTGATCGTCTGCTACGCTGTTATAACCAGATTTAATTGGTTCAAATAATTCATTAATAACCATAATACTATTTACTCAAATCCAATTATTTTATACCATTGGTGCTGCAGCGGCTGGTGCTCCTGCGCCTGGTTGTGGTCCGCCCATTGGGCTCATTCCTTGAGTTGCTCCCGGTGCTTCGCCCGGCATTGCTTCGCTTTCGGCTGGTGGTGCAACATTATCTAAGTCGCTTGCGATTCCACCCGGGCTGATACCTACATTACGCAATGAAGGATCTTCTGCAGGTGCATTACTAACTTCGCCTTGTTCTTCTGCCCACATTGTTTCATTTTCGCTCATCTCTTGCTCACTCATTCCTAGATAACGCTTCATTAAATAGCGTTTGCTCATATACGGGAATGGCTCTAGCTGTGCAAATGTAGCAATACGAGCTGAATCAATATCAGCTTGACGATACTGTGCAAAGTTTTGTGGTTCTTCAAAGGTTAAATCAAACAGTTGGCTGTCAATGTTAACACCACGCCAACGCATAAACAATTTAAATTCTTGGTCTAATTTGTCTACAATCATTGACTGTAAACGCTTACAGTATTGGTTAAAACGCCATTCTTGTATTTGTGCAGTTCCTACTCTACCGTCTGTTACAGACTGTGTGCCATCATCTACTCCGGTGGGCAAATAGCTGCTGGGAATACGCAAACCGCGGAATAACTTGTTAGTAAAGAATCTTAAATCGGTGATTTCACCTAGATTTGCACCACCTGGTAGTACATTAACACTGGATCCACGACCATCTGCAGTTTGTGGGAAGAAGTAATCTTCGTTGATTGCTAGCGGATTATAAGTGGCATCCATCATGTTTTGTCCGCCACCTGTTTGTGTAGGAATACGACGCTGATGCACTTCGTTTTTGATCTTTTCTACAAAAGCCATGGCCATATGACTTGGCATATTACCTACATCGATGGTAAACACACGACGCTCTGGCGCACGTTGTACACGGTAGATAATGATCGAATCTTCCAGCAGTTCTTTCTGCTTGAACACTTTGAATACGTTTTCTAGTACACTATTGCCAAATGGCCAATATACGTCCAAGCCTTCTGTTAGGCTTAAATGAATCACATGTTCTGCATTGATTGCTGCTTCGTTTTGTGCTCTAGTAAAACGACTGCCACCACTAAAAGGTGTAGCAGGTTGCACATAGCTGCCACTGGAACCACCCACTTGCGGGTGATTGATATATGTGTCACTCGTACTAACTGCGGTAACTGTGAGATTTTGAAAGTTGGGATTAATTTCTTTAACGATATATTGCTCGGGCTTTTTGCCTTCGGCTTCGTTAACAATAACCTTGACCACTTTGCTCATTTCAACCCAAAACAGTTTGAATGTTTCTGGATCTCGAATAAACACTTGATCACCGTATTTGATAGTGTTACGTATGATCTTGAAGATACGCTTGTTCATTTCATTTAAAGTGACCCATTGCTGCAGTTGCTCTTTGATGATTTTAACTTCGTTGTCTGTGGGTTTTTCTTTAAATCTAAGATCAAATGCTGTACCGTTTGCTTCATTCTTTTGAGTCATAAACTCAGCTAGAATGTCTAGCGCAGCATTGATTTCTGAATCCATGTCCATTTGTTCGTACTGATTATAACGTTCAGTACGATTTGGGTGCCCAATATAAACTTCAGGCAAGTTGCTCTGATAGTTACGATAGCCTGGGTCAGCCATACGGCCGCCGCCACTACCAATTGGGCTTACATTACTAGGGAAGTTGCTGCTTTTAAAATATTTTTTCCATCCGGCCATATATGTTCTCAGTGTGTGCTATATTTACCGTGTTACGCCATCTCGTTAGCTATTCTTCTGCTGTACTCGGCATTGTCTTGCATTGCAGTAACCAGGGCATCCATTCTGTCAATTTGCTGCTGCATAGCTGTCATTTGCTGTCTGGAATCATTGGCCAATTGATTTTTTACTTCTTCTAATGCGGTAGAGAATCCAGCTGGACCTTTTAGAACTGTTTCAATTGCTGATGCCATGCTGGTTGCAATTTCTTGTCCTGTTGGGGCAGCAGGAGCAACAATTTGTTGTTTTGGTTGGTTATTGTTTGCCATAACTGTGGCAAATTGTTCGTTAAACTGTTTGGTTGTTAACATGTTATCGCTTAACGTTACAGGAATAGTTTTACCATCTGGTAGCGGTACAGATGCTTCATTTAATCCTGCTTCAGCCACTCTAATCAATGTGCCGCCCGGTTGTGCTTGATTGATCCCGCCATTGGCTCTGTTTGGTACATTTTGCTGATTGTTACGAGGTGGTTCGTTTTTGCGCAATAGTACTTCTATACCTGAGACAGCCTCTAGGGCTAGTTTAGCGCCGGTGGTTCCGTCCTCAACCGTGTTTGTAAGACCTTGACCTTTAGGTCCCAGACCTCGTTCTACGTAGTTCTTTAAGACAGGAGTTATACCGCGATTTAACATTGATGTAGCTTCAGAGAATGCTGTTGCGGCTCGGCTAACTTCTGTAGTTAAAACATCTGTAGTCGTTTTTAATTGTTCTGCAATTTGAGTGGTAACTTCGGCACCTTGCTTTTGTGCAGCAGCACCTTTATTACCAATGTCAACTAAGCCTTCCATAACTTTTGTAAGACCATCCAACGAACCGCCAAATAAATTAGCTGCACCCACACTGTCACCTGCTGCTCGTGCTTGTTCTGCCATGGCAGGACCTAATTCTTTCAAGTCTGCTTGGTACCTTGCTGATACTTCTTCTTGAGTTAACGAATTATCCCTAATGTTTGCCATTGTGCGTTCCATTAACTCTCCAGCTGCAGGAACTTGTTGCAACGCCTGCACAACTTCCGGATCTGTCATTACACCATCACCAACTAAATTTTGTTGCATGGCTTTTTTCAAGAATGCAGGGGCAGATTCGATTCCAGCACGGAATCTTCCTGCAGCACCGGCGCCCATATCATTCAGTTTCTTTTGTACTGCTAGCTGGCTACTTGCCTCTTTTGATCTTGCTGCTGCTTTTTTAGCATCCTCACCAGTGAATGCACTAATCGCTCGTAGATTGGTCAAGTAATCTGCAGTACCTTTTGCAATATCTGCAGATGTTTTGCCTTCTAGTTGTCCTGCACGTTGCAATATGCCCATGTATTCAATAGTGCCTTCTGCCTGTTGTTCTGTGCTAATTCCAAGATTTTGTAAGCCAGTGCGATACTCGCCCATGTATCTGTTGACGTCAGTAAAACGTTTAACACCTTGTGTAACCGATCCTCCCAATTTGGCAAGTGCGTCTGTATTACTTGCAGTAATTTTTGCAAAATCGCCAATATCTAGGCTTGCATCAGCAGCACCTTTGCGTATATCTGTCATACCGTCAGCAAACAATGCACCTGCGGCTGTCATTACTTTAAATCCTGCATTGGTTTTTGCTAGTTCAGTTTGTAGTATAACCAAACCTTCTCTTTCTAGTTCCGTTGCTGCAAGCCCCATTGCAGTCAGTGCTGCTACGCCTTCAAGAGCGCCTGCTGCCATTTTTGCTTGCCAACCAGGTATTGTTGCTAGTGCTACACCAGCACTAGCAGCACCGGCGCTGAGTTTTTGTAGCAAACTGATTTGGGATTCAATTTCTCTGTTTTGCAAGTTGAATGCCATTTGCATTCCGCCTACGTTTTGTTGAATACTAGAAATGCTTGTGGTTATTTGGCCTTTAAAGTATTCGATTGCTGCGCCAACTCCAGACTTGGCTAGATCTGCAGAAATTTCACCAGCACCTCTACGCAGCAACTCTCCGGCCATTCTTTGTTGATCAGCAGCAATACGTTGACCTTGTATACTGCTTCGTTGTGCAGCATCAAGCTCATCAAATCGATCTTGCATGACACGCAGTGCTCGCCCTGCTTCAGTAAACCCAACTCGCCCTCGATCAAGTTCCATGCGCAATCTGGCCATGCCCTGACCAACATTACGTACACTACCTCCAAATTGAGAGCCAGATTGAGTCATCACAGTCGAGACGTTTTGTGCTGATCCGCCCAGTCTGTTCAGTGATGAAGTAAATTGTGCCACTGCTTGTTGTAATTCGTTTACATCAATTTGATCTGCCATATTTTTAGCCTATAAATATACTATATCAATTATTTATAGGAATCAATATATGGATACAAAACCCGTTAATCCGTTGCTAGCTCATTTCCGCCAACCCGCAATCTACTTCCAATTGCCCAGTAAAGGACAGTTTTGGAAATCTGGTTTAAGTATGTCAATGACCGAGGATTTGCCGGTTTACCCAATGACAGCCCGCGATGAAATTACTTTGCGTACACCAGACGCATTACTCAACGGGCAAGGTGTTGTTGATGTCATCCAGAGTTGCTGCCCAAACATAACAGATGCGTGGCAAATGCCCAGTATTGATGTGGATGCTACACTGATTGCATTACGAATTGCCAGCTACGGCAACGAAATGAGCTTTGATTCCACATGCCCGCATTGCCAAGAAGAAAATCGTTATGATGCAGATCTAGGGCAATTGTTGGGAAGAATTTCTGTACCAGACTACAGTAAAAAAGTACACTACGAGCAAATTAACATCAAACTACAACCACAACAGTACTTTAGTGTTAATGCAACCAATCAGATCAATTACGAAGAACAGCGTGTGTTAAGTGCTTTAAGTGAGCCCAGCTTGTCCGACGAAGATAGAGTTGCCGAATACAAAAAACACATGCAGCGACTAATTGACCTAAACACAAAGATTCTCGCTGATAGCACTGAATATATTGAAATAGAAAAAACAGGAACAGTGGTCAATGACAGAGATCATATCTACGAGTACTATCAAAACTGCGATGCCGAAGTATGTCATGCTGTAAGAAAGCACCTGGAAGAATTAAACAAACAAGGTGCAATACCACCTATTGCAGCCACTTGTATAGCATGTCATGAAAAGTATACTGTTCCGTTAACATTTGATTATTCAAGTTTTTTCGTAGCAGGCTCTTGACGTTAGATCAGGACGCAATCATGGAATTGGTTAACAGCTATGAGCGTCAGTCCAGAGCCATTAAAGATGAAATATTAAGATTTTGTTGGTATATGCGTGGTGGTATTAACTATAACGATGCTATGTTCTTAAGTTCAGATGAACGTAAAATTATTAGTGAAATCATCAAAGACAATTTAGAGACATCTAAGAAATCAGGATTACCATTCTTCTAAGATTAGCTGCGCTAATCTATTGATTTCGCTCGCGCTCATCAATGATATTTAAAGAAAGCAGTTAATACAGTTTCATCTAGATTAATTGGTCACTCTTTGCCCAGGGCGGGCAAAAATATATGAGCTTCATCTGAGTAGCACAGTCACTGATATTAGAGCATTACAGAGGCGGTTGTCCTGTACCTCGAGCTCCGTCTTTATACAACGGCGGGTTAATTTACATATATCAGCATGTAGTTAACCGTGTGCGATCGCTCGCACGTCTTTTTAGCCTTAGAATTATTTTCAAACAATCAAATCGCGGCAATTAGCGATCTTCATCCTTACGGGTAGTGATTGAGTGCTCGTTGTAGCGACGAGGCTTCCATCCCTGTGCATGTTCTTGCCAGGTTTAGGGTACCCGATATTAGCTGGTACTTGCTTTAACTACCTATTAATTTGTTTTTAATGTGGGAGCCATGGACACGAACGCTGATCTGTCCGTTATAATAATCTGCTGATTCTAAGACTTGGTGTCGGAATTGTTCTCTTGCTTCGATATAACTACATTCTGCTTTTGATTTACAATAATAGAGGATGTCTCTTCGGAAATTTTGGGCGCCTAGTTTGTTGATGTCTTCAGTGAGTTCAGTGCTTGAGCCATAATAATCTCTCCAATCTGAATCAATTTTTGAGCGAATTTTCTTTTTCTTTTTGTTGCCATTTTTAAGTTTTACTGTTTTAATACTTGTTTTTGAAAATTTTGCTAATTTTTTACCTATGTATTTGCGCCCAGAGATAGTATTAGTAATTAGATACACAAATCCAACGCAATCCTCAGGTAATTCATTAACTTCAACATCATTGTGATACCATGTCATGTCGGATTTCTATAATAGTGTACGTGTATTATAGTTATCTTCTTTAAGTGAAATATTAAATTTTTTGCATTCTTTTATTAAATCAAACTGCTGTAACTGCATTAAGTTTTTGGTATTGCGTTCTATAATCTTGACAAGAATATCCAAATTTGGCGTAATATCTAAAAAACTACACAATTTATAGTATTCATCGTGTATAGTTTCAACAGCACCAAATAGTTTATCCCAACTTACACAATAATCATATACATCATTTAATTCTCTGTTTGTATTATAAATTCGGTCAATTTCGGCGATCCTGTTGTCGCTAGTGATTTCTTGATTATTCCAAATTAAATTTAAATCCAAACATAAAAAATCATTTAACTTAAATTTAATTTTAGGTAGTATCGGAAAATAATGTTTGATATCTGCGGGCTGCAATTTAGTTAAACTTACTTTTCTAATAAACTCTAAATTTACCAATGTCCAGTTACTGGGCTGTATTCTTATTATTTTACAGTCCGGCCATACTTCTCGTATTAATTCATAATGATTATGATTCATAATATGATACGGTATGCAGTAGTTCTTCGATGTGTCAAGCAAGTTCGTGAGTTCCAACATTGAGGATTTTGCTTCAGTTTGCCATGATAATTTTTTAATAATTGACTGGCTGTTTAGAAAATTAATTACACTAGATTTATGATTGTGTCGGCTTGTGGGAGTAGTAGAATATTCACCTTGATAAAATCCTCTATGCAAACTAATAACATGACTCAAGTATTCACCCCCGGCACCGTCGGGGTAATCGATAAAGATTACACTCATTTATTACCTTTTATAATAAAATTTCCAACTAGTCGACCGTTTAACTGATCGACTACTTTTTTTATTGATGTAGTTAGTCTATTATAAATTAAAAGATCTATATTAATCGCAGTTATAGAATTAGGAAAATTAGCTAAAAAATTATTAATCTCATCAACAGTTTTGTATCTTGTTAATGGCGAATCAATAAACAAAATATTTGTAAATTTATTTGCTAATTTAATTAATAAATCTTCTTTGTTGTTATCAATAAAATATGTAGGCTCCGGGAAATTAAAATTTAAATATTGCAAATACGTAGGTTCGATATATTTTGCATTTAAGTTGAAACGCCATGCACCACTATGAACTATTACAGTATTTCCAGGACTAAGATGCTGTGATATATAATCAATTACCAATTGGTCAACTGCATCGTATTGAAAGCTAAAAAAATTAGTTAAGACCTCTAGATTGTCGGTTAACGAAACTTGTTCTAAACTTTGAATAATTCTCATTTTTTTAAATAAAATCTAGTTAACGGATGAGTAAAATTAAATTTTTGTCCGCGGTCGTCTGCAGCATACGTATAAGATAATATAGACGCATTTATATTTGCTTGTATAAATTCTTCTATAGCTAGATCGTAATCGTCGTTTAGTTTTGGAATATGGTCTATACTAGAAGCCAAAAATTTATTAATAGACAAATAAAGTACACCATTTTTTGTAAGTTGTTTTTCTATTATATCATTAACTATTAATTTTAACCATTCAAAACTATAAGGATATGTTATTATAGCTATGGCAAAATTAACAGGATGATTTACAAATTTAATATACGGGAAAAAATATTCAGTGTCCCCGTGCCCGTATGCTTCGATTATATTATTCTGACGAATGTATTCTATTAACTCATGATCCAGCTGAATAATCGCAGGCTCGTTGAT